TCTCTCTTTTAGTCGTTCAAGTATTGCTTTGTTAACTCCTTCAGCGTTAGCTAAATCAGGAATCAGCTGCTCTAGGTACTGTCTTTCGCCTTCTGTTGGGTTAGCTCCAAATGATTTAATGCGTCCTACCAAAAGCTCTTTAGCAATTATTCTGAGTTTCCCGGGATCTGTTTCTTCAGTTCCAAGAACTCTTTCAATGTTGTTCATGAGAGGAACTAAACTACCACCTTGGTCTATTACTTCAACAATTTCTAACAGGTCGTTTACATCTGCCAAAGTACTTTCTACCTCAGGAAGGCGTTTGGCGGCAGCACTCCTTAAGTCAGAGAAGTTGTCGCTCTCCTTGATAGTTTCTGCCTTAGTAATGTCTAATCTTGTTTTTGCTCTCGCTTCCTCTAGTTTTCTATCTGATGTTCCTGCCGCTGTTTCTCTATAAGCGCCGCCCAAAGGAACAGTAGCATTCGGCTTGCCGTTTACCGTGTCTACAAAAGGAATACTATGTCCTACAGGCTCGTAGTTTAAAGTTATGTCTTCTGGATCAGGGCCTGTCCTTATTTCAGAAAGACCGTAACGCAAGCCTCTAGAATCTTGAATGTCTCCTCTGTTTACATAGCTAGGTCTGCCTGTGACGGTCGCCCTTGTTTTAGCCCTTTCAATTTGCGTACCACGTTCTTCAGCTAAAATTTGCATAGCCTCATTAAACGAAACCTTATGTCTTTCTGCAACATTTTTGTAGCCTTGTAATTTTCCGGGGTCCTGTGGATCAAAAAGATCCATTTGAGCCATAGCACGTAAACGTCCACGGCCTTTTTCACGTAAAGGCTCATTAAGTGCGTCTGCCGCCGCTCTTCCCTGCGCCAATTGCTCTAAGGTTCCGCCAGAAGTTAAGAAGTCCTGAGCGTATTGCGGAGTAACACCTTCTTCAGTACTTGCTTGAGTTAGCAGACCGCCTGCCCTAGCTCTTTGAGCAGCCTGTAAACCACGTTGTGCTGCTGCCGTGGAAAACTGTTGTGCTTCCTTAACGTAGCCTAAACCAGAAAGTTCTTGAGCAATACCAGAAAGCACAACAGGATCAGGCTCTGCTGATGCCATGGATGCTTGTCCTCTTTTCATAATCTCGTTAAACTTTTCTCGCTTTTGCTTTTCTTCAGCCTTGCCCGGAAGACCGCCAATAGCAGCACCTAGGTCCATCATACCTTTAGTCATCTGAGGACGACCAAGAGTAGCTAAAAACTCTCTTGAAAAAGTAGCCATTATTGTCTCCTTACTCGAACAAGCCGCCTAAAGCGGACCCGGCCAGTTGTGTACCAAAGCCTCCAGCAATACCTGCCTGACCAAGACCAGCCTGTAGTAGTGCTTCCAGACCTGTAGTGTACGTTTCTCCGTACGTTCTTGCCTGTTCTGACAACGCAGCACGTCGTTGCTCTGCTGCTGTCATTCCGGGCTGTAGTGCAGACAAAAGAGCAGTCTGAGGTACGTAGCTACCTGAAAGCATGCCTTGTGCCAACTGAGCTTGTCTTGCCTGCTCATCTCCAGCAAACTGCATTGCGCCCAACATAGCTTTGTTTCTGGCTTCTTCTTGCGCCTTAGCAAGAGAAAGTTGTTCGCCTGTACCTCCAAACTGTGCTGTCTGAACACCCAAGCGTCCCTGTGCAGCCAGACGTTGTTCCAGATCTAAACGCTCACGTTCCTGTTCTGGTGTGATTGCAGTCATCATTCTTTGGAACACTTCCTGCTCACGGTCAGCCACAGGCATTGCTGCTTGTCCGTACATCTGTTGAGACTGTGACAGCAACTGTTGTTGCAACGCCTGCTCGTCAGGAGACATCTGCATACCGTAAGACATCTCTCCCGTAACAGGGTCTTGTGTCATGCCAAACTGACCACCAGTAGCAGTAGTAACAGTGTATGGCTGAAACTCAAGCATTCCTTGTAGTTGAGACGCAATACCTTCTGGACCAGCCATCTCACGATAAGCTTGCTGTCCAATGTCGCCTATGTCCTTATAGCCTTCCCTTGCCAGTGCAAGACCAGCAAGTACGGCCCCTGTTCTGCCTAGATCTCCGGCACTGCCAAAGCCCAGTTCTGTTGCAAGATCTCCAAAAAAACTCATAACAATTTACCTATCAAAGCCATTACGTTAATCTCCTGTAGTGATAATTGAGACCCGTCAATGTCAGCCTCTAGTCCAACTACGATACTTGTACCGTACCCTGTTGCATTTAAACTCTTTTGGTTAGTTAAAGCACCGCCAGTAAATTCTACTGTGGTGTACTCGCTTTCCCCGAAGTAACCAGTAATTTGGTCACCTACTGTAAATTCTGCTGTTGCGTACGAACTCTTGAAGTCATAAGCCCACTTAAGAAATACTGTTGCGTTGTTCGCACCGACCAGTGTAGGCTTTAACTTTTTTAGAATCTTAACCCTAGAGCTGTCACCAAAAGTCAAACTTGGGCTGTAGTACTTAAAACGATAGGTGCTGCCGTCGTCTCTGTACCCATCGTACTCGCTTATTCCCTTAGACGTGCCTATAAGCAGTGTACCGTTTTCTTGCCTAGTGTAACATGAAAAGCCTGTAGAGACCCAGCGTGTTACACGGTACGACCCGTTTTCTGTGGTGCCACGTACGTCAAAGCAGTAAGTTGTATCCTGACCTACAAAAGTCAACAAGTAAAAACCTTCTTCTGGACTATAGACAGACCTGAAGAAGTCGTTCTCAGTCTGTAGACCGCCAATTATGTCTTTGGTAATGTTTCCAGACAAGCTGCTAATAGGCATGGACTTTTCTTGTATTGTGCGCCCAAAGCTTTTAAGACCAGTATGGGACAAAAACAACACGTCAGTTCCTGTGTACTGCACGGTGTCTCTATTTACGCAGCCTACGCCAGCCACAGTGTCTGCTAGTTTCATTTCTGCCGGGGCTTCTGCACCTTCGTAAGCAACAATGCTGTGATTACCAAAAATAATCAACAAACCATTATGTGCAGCTAATGCTACAATCTCGTCATAACCATCAGGCCAGACTTTGGAGATGTTAATAGAACCGCTAGTACCACCAGAGTAGTCATGACCTATTAATAAATCAGACCAATAAACAGTAGATGAGTTAGCTCCTGTTCCTGTAACCCATAGTCTGCCGTAAGCAGAACAAACTTCGTTACCTTGTACAACACCAGCAGCCCCAGATACAGAGTCTAGTCTAACTACAGAAGAACCGTCGTACACCAGAGGTGCATGAGAGGCTTGAAACAAGTAAGCTTTTTCATTAAAGTTTACTATTTTCCAGTTGTCTGCTGTAATAGTGTAAGAACCCGGAGTAGCGTCAGTAAGGGTAGTCGTCCCTGTAAATATTTTGTTGTTTCCTGTAGATAAAACTACGTTAGTACCACTACTTTTTTTAAACTCGTGTACGACTCTGACTGTACCAGAGCCTAACGCCGTTTTGTCTGTAGTAGTTACGTCGTGCCCTTTACGTGCGGCAATACGTCCTCTCTTGTCAATTACAGCGTTATCTGCAATCTCAGCAAAAGACGGGTCCTGCGCTAAAGGCGAGTCTTCGGTGTTGACACCTTTGAACGCAGGAGCTACAAGATTGATACTCTTTAGTTCTTGAGCCATATTAAATAGTCCTAAATACCATCTCTTCAGGATGTTTTGCTGCGTCTATAGCGATAGCGTCAGACAGAAACTTGTCAGCAATTTGGAAGTATTCTCCAGTAGAAGTACCTCCTGTTTCTCCACGCTCACGAGCCAACAAAGCTACCGCAAGGTGGACTACAGGCATCGCTGGTACAAGTAGCACGTCTGTGTTGCTAGTCAAGTCAGCCTGACGCTTAATTACGTCAAACCGCAAGCTGTAAACACCGTCTGGTGTTGGGCTAACGAGTACTTGCGTATCACCACTAGAGTCTAGACCGTTGTACGTGTAGTACCTTGGCGCTCCTTGGACTTCTTCAGCAATGTACAAAGAGTCATTAAACCAGTCTTTAGTCTGGTAAGCCATAAAACAATTTTGTGTATCGTTAATTACTGACATGACTTTTACGTTATCGTCAGCACCTGTTAAAGAATAACTGTTGTCGGAAGCAGTAGTAGATATAATAACGGTGTCACGTAGGGCTGACCAGTCGTTAGACTCTTCTACTAACTTCTTAGCGTCATTAATGTAGTCACCGACCATCTTACTGTAAGTGTTAGCAGTAACAGTAGCAACTTCGTCTTCACGCAATCGACGTAGTACGTTATTCATTAAGTTAAGATATGTCATACGAGCATTCCGCTGTTTTTAAGTAAAAAGTTATTTAGTTCTATGTCGTAGTCTTTTTGTTGTGGTTGGTAACCAATATACTGGAACTGAGCAGGGTCGTAAGACAACATGCCCTTGTGAGGCTTAAAGTCAGACGCTATTGGCGAACCGCTCAGCATACCTTCTTCTTCACCGTCCCCTTCGCCATCACCCTCACCATCGCCGTCACCGTCTCCAACACCTGTACCAGTTCCTGTACCAGCGCCTGGACCGTCTCCAGTACCTGTGCCGTCACCCGTACCGTCCCCAGTACCAGAAGTGTCCTTACCTTGAGTTTCAGCGTCCTTGCGTACCTGCTCTGAAGAATCTAGATCTTTTTCAAGTTGCTCATCAGCTGCGTCCTTTCTAGACTGCTCAGCGTCTTTAGCATTAGTTTCAGCTTGAGTGTCTTTCTGAGTGTTTTCGTCCTTGGTTGATTGTTCGGCAGCCTGTTGTTCCTTAGCAGATTCTTCAGCAGCCTGTTGCTCTTTGGCTTGCTCTTCTGCTGCTTGCTCTTTAGTAGCTTCCTCAGCAGCTTGCTGTTCTTTTGCGTCAGACTCAGCTTGAGCATCCTTAGCAGCTTCAGCTTCTTTTTCCTGAGTTTCAGCCTGAGCGTCTTTAGCAGCTTCTGCCTCTTTGTCAGCAGTTTCTGCATCCTTTTGTTGTTGTTCGGCAGCAGCGTCCTTTTGACGTTCCTCAGCTTCCTTCTCGTTACTTTCAGCCTGAGCATCTTTAGCAGCCTCAGCTTCTTTTTCTTGGGTCTCTGCTTCAGCGTCTTTAGCAGCCTCAGCTTCCTTATCAGCAGTCTCAGCGTCCTTTTGTTGTTGCTCTGCTTGTACGTCCTTTTCTTGTCTCTCTGCTTCCTTATCTTCACGTTCAGCTTGAGCTTCCTTTTGACGTTCTTCAGCAGCAGTTTCTTCTTTTTGACGCTCTTCAGCCTGTCTGTCTTTTTCTTCCTGTTCAGCCTGACGGTCCTTTTCTTGCTTTTCAGCTTGGTCCTTGTCTGCTTGTTCAGCATCTTTTTGCTGCTGTTCTGCTTCAGTATCTTTTTGACGTTGTTCTGCGTCTTTTTCTAGTTGCTCAGCAATGTCTTTTTCTTCGTCTTCAGCTTGGTCTTTTTCAAGTTGTTCTGCTGCGTCTTTGTCTGCAGTCTCTGCCTGAGCTTCTTTGTCAGCTTCCTCAGCAGCCTGTTGTTCTTTCTGTTGAGTTTCAGCGTCAGCTTCTTTCTGAGCTTCCTCAGCGGCCTGTTGTTCTTTCTCCTGCGTTTCTGCCTGAGCATCTTTCTGAGACTGTTCTGCAGCAGCTTCTTCTTTTTCTTGAGTTTCTGCCTCAGCGTCCTTCTGAGATTGTTCAGCGGCAGCTTCTTCTTTTTCCTGAGTCTCAGCCTGAGCTTCCTTGTCAGTTTGTTCTGCTTGAGTTTCCTTATTTTCTTGCTCAGCTTGACGTTCTTTTTCAGTTTCTTCAGCGTCTTTCTGAGATTCCTCAGCTTCTTTATTTTCTTCTTCAGCCTGACGTTCTTTTTCAGCTATCTCTGCTGCTCTTTCTTCTTTTACTTGGGTTTCTGCTTTAGCATCTTTTTTGGCTTGTTCTGCAGCAGCCTGCTCTTTTTCCTGAGTTTCTGCTTCAGCTTCCTTTTCTGCTCTTTCTGCAGCGGCTTCTTCTTTTTGTTGTGTTTCGGCAGCAGCTTCTTTGTCCGCTCGTTCTGCTGCAGCTTTCTCTTTCTGTTGTGTTTCAGCAGCAGCTTCTTTATCAGCACGTTCAGCAGCAGCATCTTCTTTTCGTTGTGTTTCTGCTTGGGCTTCTTTGTCTGCTTGTTCTGCAGTTTCTTCTTTTACGTTTCTTTCAGCTTCTTTTTCAGCTCGCTCTGTTGCAGCCTCATCCTTTTCAGACTGTTCAGCTTGCTGTTCTTCTTTTTCTACACGCTCTGCTTCTTCTTGCTGTTCTTCTTTGTAAGCGCCTTCTGCAGCACCGGGGTCGTCATAAACCGTAGTACCATCTTCAGGAGTTTCGTATACAGCACGAGTAGTACCTTCAATAGGGTCGTACACATAACCAACAGGCTCAGGCTCAGGCGGTGTTTCGTAACCTTCGTAAGGGTCTTCTTCTAAGTAGGAGTCGTCCCATTGCTCTCCCGTATATCGCTCCCAATCTTCAATCAGGCCGTCAATAACGTCAGGGTCAGTTTCGTTTATAATAGCTTCGTGAATCTGACGTGCGATAACACTGTCTTCCATACCAGTGTACACGTCAGTAGAAGTGCCTGTAGTGTCGTCTGAACCTATGTCTGTAACAGGCGGTTGTGCGTCTTTTTCATCTTTTTCTGCTTCAGCATCTTTAGCATCTTCAGCAGCCTGAGCGTCTTTGGCAGCTTCAGCATCTTTGGCATCTTCAGCAGCCTGAGCATCTTTAGCATCTTCAGCAGCTTGGGCATCCTTAGCATCTTCAGCAGCCTGAGCGTCTTTGGCAGCTTCAGCATCCTTAGCATCTTCAGCAGCTTGGGCATCCTTATCTGCTTCTGCATCTTTAGCAGCTTCTGCCTCAGCATTTGCTAGTTCTTTTTTATCTTGTTCAGCTCTTTCGTCTTTGGCTATTTCTGCTTTAGTGTCTTTCTTGCTTTCAGCTTGAGCATCCTTCGCCGCCTCAGCGTCCTTATCGGACTCAGCATCTTTAGCGGCCTCTGCGTCACCACCGCCACCACCGCCGCCAACCTCAGGATCTTCTAACTCTGGAGGTATGTTAATGACGTACACGATTCCTGTCTCAGGGTCAGTCCATGTTCCGTCTTCAAAATAGTCTTCACGGTCAAGATTTGGAAACTGCTCTTCAAAGTCCTCTAAGTTTATACCAACTTGCTCTGGTGGTTG